CAACCAAGCCTATACGCTTTATAGAACAATTCTGTAAGCACTCTAAAGGCGAATGGGCGGGAAAGCCAGTTAAGCTGGAACTATTCCAGAAGGCTTATATATCCGCCTTATTTGGGTTTGTCCATGTGGATACAGGGTTAAGAAAGTACCGGGAAACAATGTTCATGGTAGGCCGTAAGAACGGTAAAAGTACAATGTTAGCCGGTATTGCTTTATATATGATGATTGCAGACAATGAGCCAGGCGCAGAAGTTTACAGTACAGCAACAAAAAAAGACCAGGCGCGCATAGTCTTTGACGAAACCCACAACATGATAAAGCAAAGCCCAGATATTAACCGGTACATTAAGAAGCGTAAGAGTGATCTATATTTTCCTTTTACCATGAGTAAATTTCAACCGTTAGGAAAGAACAGCGATACCCTGGACGGCCTTAACGCTCATTGTGTTATCATGGACGAGCTGCACAGCGTAAAAGACAGAAACCTTTATGAGGTTATGAAGCAGAGCCAGAGCGCAAGGCGGCAGCCATTACTCATAATGATAACGACGGCCGGAACCGTCAGAGAATGTATTTTTGATGATATGTATTCCTATGCTTGCAGCGTCGTTGATGGTACATTCCAGGACGATACATTTTTACCGATAATCTATGAACTTGATAACCGGGAAGAATGGAAGGATCCGAAAGCATGGGAGAAAGCTAACCCAGGTTTAGGAACTATTAAGAAGCTTGACGACCTTATAAACAAGGTTGAGAGAGCCAAGCACAACCCCAAAGACTTAAGCGGGATATTAACAAAGGACTTTAATATAAGAGATACCATAAGCAGCGCATGGCTTACATTTGATGATATAAACAACGAGAAAACTTTTGATATAAACAGGTTTAGGAATTGCTATGCCATAGGCGGGGCCGACCTTTCCATTACTACAGATTTAACTTGTGCAACCCTTTTAACGATGGATAAGGATACAGAGGAACGCTTTGTTCATCAAATGTATTGGTTGCCCCGTGATAACTTTGAACAGCGCGTAAAGATTGAAAAAATACCTTATGATAAATGGCTTGAACAGGGTTTATTAAGGCTTTGTAACGGCAATTCAATCAATTACGGCGACGTTACAGCCTGGTTTTTAGAGATGGTAAACGATAAGGGTATAACCCCTTTGTGGGTTTATTATGACAGCTACAGCGCAAAGTATTGGGTTGAGGAAATGGAGAATTACGGCTTTAAGATGGTACGCTGCATACAGGGAGCCAAGACCTTAAGCTTACCTATGCAGATGTTGGGAGCGGATCTCCAGACCAAGAAGATAAATTATAATAACAACCCTATTCTCAAATGGTGCTTAACCAATACCGGCGTACAGACCGACAGAAACGGCAATATTGTACCCATAAAGGCGCAGAGTGCAAAAATGCGTATAGATGGTACAGCAAGCCTATTAAACGCCTATGTGGGCTTATATGAGCATTATAATGAGTTTTTAAATGCTTTATAAAGGAGTTGATAAGATGGGTAAATTGCTTAAGGATAAGAAAATTGAGATTTTAGAAGGCCGCAACGTTGCAGAACCGGGCAATATGCCACGCTATGAATGGACGCCGATACATGAAGGTAAGTTGTGGGCTTATGTAAGGCATTTATCGGCCAGGGAATATTATGCAGCCAAAGCCGTACAAGCCGAGGAAGAAATGTTATTTATAATAAATTGGCGCAATGATATAACAACAGACATGATTATTAAATACAAGAGCCGATATTTTAACATTATCCGGATTGATACCTTTGAAGGCTACAAGGGCGACATAAAAATATATGCAACAGGTGGCTATGAAGACAAGCCGCCGATACATTGATATAAGCCCACAGTTATAATACAAGAGCGGCCATATTGGCCGTTTTTCTTTTTTCGACTTTTTATGTTTACTATGTTTATTTTATTTACAAAAAACTACTTGACAAATATAATAATCATGGTGTAATATATCATTAAACGGTGAGTAAACATTAAAGTATCACCAAAAAACATTTTAGAAAGTGGGGTATTTACATGAACAAAATGGTAAACGCAGTAAGCATGATAAACGTTGTAAGCGGTATAAACGGGGTAAACGAAGTAACGGCAGCAAACGTTACGGAAAAAGCCTTAAAACATGAATTGTTTGAAACGCGTACAGCCATTGAGGACGCTCTTATTAAGTTAGAAAAGGCTGATACCTTGTTAAGCTATTGGACACAAGAGTATGGCTTTGCAGATAAGCCAGACCCGAGAGCAGCTATAAGATGGGGCAGCCAGGACCGCCTTATTTTTTACTTGACACTAAACAGGTAATAATATTATAATAAAATGCAAGTAAACATTAAAGTAAAAAAGGAGTGAAAACATGGACGGTATGACAAACGCGGCGGCTATTGGATACATGATTTTAGCAGCTAAAGCCTTGAAGCTGGACAAAGAAACCATAAAGCAGCTGGAAAGCAACATGAAGTATTTTATGGACATGAGAACCGAGGAAGAAGCGGAAGAAGCATATAACAGCTTTTATTAAGATGGCGTTTTAACAGAAAAAGATTAGAAAGGGGTGGAACCATGCCCAGGGTTATAGCAATAGCCAACCAAAAGGGCGGCGTAGGCAAGACGACAACAGCCCATAATGTGGCCGCGTCATTGACCTATAAGGAATATAGGGTTTTAATGATTGACCTGGATCCGCAAGGCAATTTATCTTTTATTGCCGGCGCAGATAGCGTAAATAAGCCCACAGTATATGAAGTATTGAACGACAAGGTAAGCATTAAAAACGCTTTGCAGCAAACCAAGAGCGGCCATATTATACCGGCCAACATTCTTTTGAGCGGTGCCGATATGGAAATTAAGCGGCCGGAGCTATTAAGGAACAAAGTAGAAGCCGTTAAGAACGGCTATGATTATGTTTTGATTGATACCCCGCCGTCATTAGGGATATTAACCATAAACGCCTTAACAGCTGCCGACAGCGTTATTATTCCATTATCAGCAGACGTATTAAGCCTGCAAGGGTTAAGCCAATTATATTCTACCATAGAAGCCGTAAGGCGTCATAGTAACCCAGACCTAAAAATTGAAGGCTTATTGTTTACGCAGCATAACAACAGAACCCTTTTAAGCAGAGAGTTTGAAAAAGCGGCAAAGGCCGCAGCAAAGCGAATGAATACAAAAGTATTTCAAACCTTTATAAGGGCAAGTGTGGCGACAAGAGAAGCCCAGGCAAATCAGACGGATATTTTAACCTATGCGCCAGTATCACCGACGGCCGCGGGCTATAATGCTTTGACAGCTGAAATTATTAAGGGAGGTAAGTAAAAAACATGAGTAAGAAGAAAATTGAAGGTTTAGGCGACCAAGCGGTAAGCAAGTTTTTTGAGCAACCGGAGCCGGAACAACAAGAGGAACAAGGGTTACCACAGGTACCCAGAAGTAACATGGGAAGGCCGCGCATCATTTACCGGGAGTATGAAAAAACGAGCCAGGAAGGTTTAAGGGACGGCTACACCAGGGCGACCTTTATCGTAAGAGAGGATCTTCTTAAAAAGCTCAAAGATTATGCCTATACCGAAAGGGAAACCTTGAAGGACGTTGTTAACAAGATGATAGCCCAATTTTTAGACGGCAAAAAAATCATAGAAAGGGAGGATAAGTAACAATGAAGCAGTTTGGGGATATAAAATTTTACGACGTGCAGGAAATAGCCAAAATCTTTGATATGACGCCGCAGAGCATAAGAAAGTTTTTCAAAGAAGGCCGCATAAAAGCCCGTAAGTTTGGTACGCGCTGGTATGTTACAGAGGAAGCTATGAGAGAGTACCTTTTAGGCATTGACAATGACAAGGGTAAGGATAAATAAATGTTTACCATGTTTACACAGTTTACACTGTTTACTGTGGTTACCTTGTTTACATTGCTTATTGTGTTTACAAAAGTGAAAGGAAGGTGAAGCAGGTGGAGAATAAAAAGATTAAAGATATATGCAGACGGTACCCCTGGACGGCAGAAATGGAAGCGGAGCTTGAAGCTTATAAGAAAAAAGCGCCGCCTATGTTTACGCCAGAAGTCGCGGCAGCGTGTGAAGCTTACTTTGAAAAAAATGGCTTTCCTTCAGAGGAAGCATTAGACCGTCAAAACGAGGAAGCAATAGCTGAATGGAAAGAGTTTATGCAAGCCTTCCAGGAAAACCCCATAAAGGTACTGGAAGAACAGATAAATTACTATATCGACTTTGTTAATGCCTTCATGGATCCGAAAGCAACCGACGAGCAAAAAGCCAAAGTATGGCCGGACTATAAAGACTATTCAAGCCAATTCATCAGAGAAAAAACCTTAAGATTTAGGCGGTACTTAGAAAAAGAATTACCGGCCTTGCTTGAAAAGTTTTCGGCCGGTTTTAAGCAGAGCTTACAGGATCCCAAAGAGTTAAACATGATCATTGAAAATGCAGCGCGTACAAGATACCCGGACAATTATATAACGCCGACGGATAAAGTAAGTAACCTTGCATTTGCCGGTGAGCTTACCGGAACCCAATTACAGCAGTTAGCAATGGAGCGCAAGGGAAGCAAAAAGCAGATTACAACCCTTGCAAGCATTGACTTTGAAAAGCTCAACGGGTCCGTACAGATTAAAGGCCGCAAAGAACTTACCGCCTATGATAGGGAAGTACACGACGCTATTATAACCCTTTATGT